TACAGCCAGCTTGGGACTATGAAAAGCCCAAAATAATCAGTCGTGTTGAGAAGGTTATTACTGACGCGGTTAAGAAGGCGCAAGGCTTATGAGCGATCCTTCGGTTGCCTTTCAAACTGCCGTTTATTCAGCACTAGACGCTGGGTTGTCAGTTCCTATTTATGACTCAGTGCCACAGGACGCGACTTATCCTTATGTGACCATTGACTATCAAGATTCATCAAGAGCGAATTGGCTTTCTGATCGAAAAGATCAAAAAATAATGTATTTCTCTGTCTGGTCAGATTACCGGGGACAGAAGGAAGTTTTAGAAATCATGGCCGAGCTTGACACCTTGCTCCATGATCAAAAATTCACTCTCTCTACTGGCCGAGTCGCGCAATCTCAGGTTTTGTCGAAGCGAACCAATAGAGAGTCTGATGGTGTAACTTACATGGGCCAATTGCGCCTGCAAGTTCTTTTAGAGTTTTAAAAACTAGCACTTTGGAGGTGCAATATTATGGCTGTTTATTCAATGGCATTCGCAACAGTTCACATCGGCACTACCGGAGCAGGTAGTACCTTATCAGAAATGGAAGCAGATACTTTTGTTCAGATTGGAGAGGTTCAATCTATTTCTGCCTTAACCGATACGCAAAACTTTTCCGCATTCACAGGATTAAGCACTGGACGCACGGTTCAGAGCAAATCCTCAAAGGCGGGCGATAATATAATGATCACTGTCGGATACGACCCTGATGATGCTGGTCAAATTGATTTGCGCGACGCGGCGGCTGTTACCACTCAGGCGGCTTACAATATGAAAGTTGTTTACAACGACCCTGCGGCTGGTAATGCAACAACTATCTTTTGGAGAGGCAAGGTTGGCAACGAGCAGTATCCTGGTGGCAGCGTTGAAGACATGGAATTGGTTGAGCACATGATAACCAATGACCAAGGCTTCATTGTGGATCTTAGAGCATGAGTCTAGGTCACGGCGAGGTAACTATCGAGCTGGGCGATACTATTTACGAGCTTCGCCCTACGCTCAAAGCGATGAAGAAAATCCAAGCTAGATTTGGCGGTTTACGCGGAGCGATGGAGGCATTGGGTCAGCTTAATGTCGAAACCATCGCGGCCATCATTTCTGCTGGCGCTGGATCTGTTCCGCGAGAATTGGGAGATATTGAAGAAGCCGTTTTCTCTCATGGCATCGCAGGCGCAACCGAACAAGTGGTTCCTTTTATCACCAAGTTGATGAATCCCAACGGTGATACGGAGTCCGAGGATTCTACTAAAAAAAAGTAGAAGGCGATTCTATGACCGAGGCTGAATACCTTGTTCATATATTCGGTGTTGCAACGGGCTGGCTTGGATGGTCGCCCGATGTAGCATGGAATAGCACAGTCCCCGAAATTACCATTTCAATAGCTGCCAAGATAGATTTTATCCAGATGCAAAACGGCGGCAAGAAGTCAGAACCGAAGAAAAAAGAATCAAGCATGTCCTCCTTTATTTCAGCAATCGTTAAGCAAAAAGAGACTCAAGTACACGACTGAAGACTTTTTTAATTTCAATTCAGACTAATTTTATTTGGCCGCTTTTGTGGCCTTTTTTATGGGCGATGAAATATGGCAGACGTCAGTGACCTGTTACTTCGTATAGACGCGACAACCGAAGGTCTTCGAAAAGAGCTTAAAAGAGCCGAAACTGCTGTTAACGGCGGCCAAAAATCAATCGACGCCAATACCAAAAAGATTGACCAAAGTTTCACCTCGATGGGCGCGAACGTCAAAAAGGTCGTGGGCGTCATTGCCGTGGCGATGGGCGGCATGGCGATTGGTCGAAAGTTTGCCGATGTTGTTGTGGAGACTGAAAAGCTCAGAGGCTCTCTTACTACAATCACAGGCAGCGCCGAGAATGCTGGCAAGGCGTTTGATAAATTAACTGAATTTGCCTCACAAACCCCTTTTACTTTAGATCAATCTGTAAACGCTTTCATAAAACTAAAGGCTTTGGGATTAGACCCGTCAGAGCGCGCCCTTTTGTCATACGGCAACACTTCTTCAGCTATGGGTAAAGACATGTCCCAAATGATAGAAGCCGTGGCTGACGCTTCTACGGGCGAATTTGAGCGACTAAAAGAGTTTGGTATCAAGGCTAAGTCTCAGGGCGATAATGTTTCTTTTACCTTTCAGGGCATAACCACCACAATCGGTAAAAACGCAGGAGAGATACAGGCATATTTAATGGGCATTGGCGAGGTTCAATTCGCTGGCGCGATGGAGGACCAAATGGAAAGATTGCCTGGTCTTTTAAGCAACTTACAAGATAATGTCGATGGCCTATTTCGCAAGATGGGAGACACCGGTGGGATTAATATTTTTGGCGCTGGCATTACGGCGGCCAGTGGCGCGATTCTTTACTTTACTGAAAACCTAGAAACAATTGGAACGGTAGTTGCGGCTGTTGGCGCAGCGCTTTCTGTAATGATTGCGCCTACAGTGATTGTGGGAGGGATTGGGCTTGTTGTAAAGGCTGTTCTTGCTATGAACGCAGCTTTTTTGGCTAACCCCATAGGGCTGATTGTTGCTGCCTTAGCTGCTGCCGCCGTGGTCATATATAGAAATTGGGAGGATATAACCACTGCCGCATCCACCGCAGCGGTCAATGTCCAGATTGCTTGGGAGAAGCTAAAAGTCTATCTAATGGAAACCTTTCCGGCAACCCTAACGGCTGTGGCAACAATATTTAACGCCCTAAAAGATGTTGCGGTTGCGGTTTGGGGGGCAATCGCCACGGCGATAGATGTTGCAAGCGTTCCAATAAAGGCGACATGGGAGGCAATTAAAACTTTCGGATCAAACGCCGCAATTAGCATTGAAATTTCATGGGAAACTTTGAAGCTTTATTTATTAGAAAAATTTGCAGGCGCTCTCGGGACGGTAAGCGGGGCTTTTGTCGATGTACAAAACAAAGCTATTGCCACAATGACTGCAATAGCTGCGGCGGCAGCAAGCCCACTTAGCGCCATCAAAACTTTTAACACCACTTTTGAAACTACCCTTACAAAGCTGAAAAATGCCGACACCAATACGGGCACTTTCAATACCACGATAGGCGAATCAAAAAGGCGAATAGTTGCGCTAGAAGGCAAGCTAGTGACCCTAAAAGACACGACAGGAGACGTTGAAACAGCCGTGGGTGATGCTGATGTTGCTCTTTCCGACTTCAAAACGGTAGTCGATAATTCGGCCACATCTACGGGCGAGCTTGACGGGAAGGCTATCAGCTTAATTACCAGCCTTAAAAATGAAAAAGACGCCTTGGGACTAACATCCACACAGATAGGAATAAGAAACGGCTTACAGACAGCAGGGGTGACTTCTACCAGCTTACTAGGAAAGGAGATTGTTGCGCTCGTGACTGAAATAGACAAGGAAAAAACAGCGCTAACGAATGCGGCGACCGAGGCTGCGGCTTTAGAAAAAGCTAACGATGAAGCTGCTCGGGCGGCAGAGGAAGCATGGGGCAGAACTCACGATTATCTGTCCACAACCTTTGTCAATATTATGAACAACGGTAAAGGCGCTTTTAGCCAGATAGCTGAAGCGTTTACTGGAATGATCAAGCGCATGGTTGCTGAATGGGCGGCATCTAAGCTGATGAACTTGGTCGGATTTGGGGGCACAGCATCAACCGGCGCAGGAAACCCTATCTCATCAATTCTTGGCTCTATTGGGTCCAGCGTAGCCTCAACCGCTGTTGGCGGCTCAATCACATCGGCACTAGGTCTAGGCGCGGCAGGCACAGTAGCCACGCCAGCAATAGCGGCTGGTATGACCTCGGGAATGGCAGCGGCGGGAGCGGGGACAGCGGCAGCGGGATCTGGCGCAGCGATGGCTGGCATGACTTCAGGTATGGCGGCACAGGGTGCGGCGGTAGGCGGCACAGGAATAATGGCAAGCATTGGATCTGGAGTTTCTGCGGTAGGTTCTGGCCTTGCATCTGCGGGATCAGCGGTAATGGGCGCGCTTTCTGCCGTTCCTGTTTGGGGGTGGGCATTAGGAGGTGCTGCGCTACTTGCCAAGGTTCTTGATGATAGCGGCACAATGTCTAGCAATGCTGGAATGCTTACTCAGGATTTGGGCCACGAAGGAAGTTTTGGAATTGATCCCTTTGCAAGTGGCGCACAGTTTACTGGATTTTCGAGAAGATCGGACCAGCAAGGCGCTACGGACAATATCGATGCTTTTAGAGAAGTTGACGCCTATCTTTCAAATATCCACCAGTCTATAGCGGGAACAATGCCAAGCCTTAATGCTTCCGACTTCATTGGATACGATGAAAAAGGCGAGGGGCGCGGCGCTTTCTTTGGATCGGCCAGCGAGGAAGGTGGTAGCGATGGAACTCCAATGGCTGATCAGCTGGCCAAGTTTGCCTCTCGATGGGTTGAGCTTTCTGGCGCGCAAATGGGCGCGAGCAGAGAGTCTATTGATCATGTAATAGGTAACGGTTCCTCTGTTGCTGAAATACTATCAAGGGCTGGCGCGCTAGGCGTTGACGGCTCTCACTTTAACGGATTAAGAAGGGTTCCTTTTGACGGATATAGAGCGGAGCTACACAAGAACGAGGAAGTTTTAACGGCTAACGACCCTCGCAATTCAAACAGCGGCGGCGAGTCTGCCGGAATGCTCAACGAAATGCGGAAAATTGCTGCCAGCGTAAAAACAACAGCGGACTTGCTGATACGGGTAACTCGCGACGGTAACGCACTTGTAACGGAGACCGCGTAAATGGAAGTAATACCTCCAATTGAGATAACTGACACAAGGCTTACCAGCACCACGATACCCGAAGAGGTTGCCGCCACTTATGCAGGTGGTACGACTTATGATGATGAGGCTCTAGCGGGCTTAGCTTCGGTCTATGGTGCGGCCCAGATTGTTTGGCGATCATTACAGGCAAGCAATACCGGAAACGCTCAAAGCGAGGGTGCCTGGTGGACAAAGGCGGGCGAGGTTTATCCTGTTTACAATTCTGGTTCATCTTGTGATATTGGCGGCATTGTTACTGACCTTTCCACTCACTCGCTTTATGAGTCTTTGGTCGATTCAAATACGGGCTACGCGCTCACCAATACTGAGAAATGGAAATACATCGGAAAGACTAATCGATTTAAGATGTTCGATTATAAAAGGAATCAGCGCTCAACTGCGCTAGGTGCGATTACGGTTGTTGTTACCCCCGATAAGCGAATTAACTCAATTACCATAAAGGGAATTATCGCAAATTCTTATTCCTTAACCATTACCAGTGTCGGCGGTGGTGGGACCGTCTACAGCTCTAGTGGCACTCTTAATACTCGGGTAACGGCCAACTGGTCTGATTATTTTTATGGCGAATTCACCACAAAGTCCAGCCTAGCTTTCTCTAATATCCCTCTATTCACTGATGCAATTATCACTCTTACCTTAACCGCATCATCTGGCAATGCAAGCGTTGGTTCTGTGGTCATAGGCACGGCTGTGTATCTTGGTGAGACACAGCAATCGGCATCTAGTGACATTCTGAATTTCAGCTCGGTTGATCGAGATGTAGATGGTAACGCAATCTTAGTTCCTCGCAGGAATATACCAAAATCTAGGCAGCGCGTATTAACTGAAAAATCGAATGTAGCAAAAGCGATAAAGATTAGAGACGAGCTGAATGCAAGTCCCGCTATCTGGAATGGATTGACCGATTCCGCGGACGGATATTTTGAGGCGGCTTCGATTCTAGGCTTTTACCGAAGCTTTGAAATAGATATGAGCATGGCTGATTTAGCAATCATTAGCATCGAACTAGAGGAAGTTTAAATGAGCATCACCGAAGTAATACCAAGTCTTGGCACGGTTCCAACAACGGCAGATCCTGCTAGCTTTGATGCGCGAGCCGATACATTGCTTGGCACAGCTTTACCGGCTTTCAGGGATGCTTTAAATATTTTTGCAACACAGGCAAACGCCTTTGAGGTTGCAGGCACATTGTCTGAAGTTCAAGACACAAGCACAACCAGCATTGCAATAGGCACTGGCGAGAAGGTCTTTACCATCACGGCGGGCAAGTCTTTTGTTGCAGGCATGACAGTGCTAATAGCCGACGCAGCGGCTCCGTCCACAAACGCAATGCTTGGAATTGTTGACAGCTACTCAGGAACTACGCTCACCATGAGTATTGGCTCTATTTTGGGTAATGGAACAAAAACATCTTGGGTAATATCTCAATCAGCACCGGGCGGGGCAACACTTTCCAGTAACACCTTTACAGGTTTGCAAAACTTTAAAGCGGGAGCTGATATCGCCTCCGCTACGGCAATAGATTTAACAGCAGCAACCGGCAACACGATAGCAATCACAGGCACAACTGAAACGACTAGCCTGACAATGACCGCAGGCCAGCAGATGCTTTTGCTACCCTCTGGCGCATGGCCTATGACTTTTAACTCCACCACAATGAATATAAACGGCGACGTTGACTATACATGTGCGGCGGGTGACAGGGTTTGGGCGGCAAAAGACTTGGCGGGGGTTATTAGAATTACGGTAATTAAGCAGGATGGCACTTCCGTGGTTGCGGCAGGTGTCTCGTCTCTTAATATTGCAAAGCTACAAGTGTCAAACTGGGCCACAAGGACGAGCGCGACAGATAATGGCTGGAATTCAATTGCGTGGAACGGCACAGTGTTCGCTGCTGTTGCCGGAAACGGGGCTGTCGGCGTTAATGTAATGACATCGCCAGATGGGACAACATGGACTAGCCGCACATCTGCGTCTGCGGAGAACTGGTTTGGAATAGCATGGAGCGGTACGGTATTTGCTGCCGTTGCTGCCTCTGGTGCAGTTATGACGTCGCCAGATGGGATCACATGGACCGGCAGAACGTCGGCAACATCAGAAATTTGCAGGGCAATAGCGTGGAACGGCACAGTGTTCGCGGCTGTAACGTCAGGAGGAACAGGCAACCGTGTAATGACCTCTCCAGATGGTACGACGTGGACTCTAAGGACAAGCGCGGCAGATAATTCATGGGAAGCAATAGCGTGGAATGGAACAGTGTTCGCTGCGGTTGCTACTTCGGGCACAGGCAACAGAGTTATGACATCCCCTGACGGGATAACGTGGACTATCAGGACATCTGCCGAGGATGTTGCTTGGGGAGGCATCGCGTGGAACGGCACAGTGTTCGCTGCTGTGGCTACTTCGGGCACGGGGGTTATGACGTCTCCCGATGGTATCACATGGACTAGCCGCACAGCGTCAGACTCTAGCGCATGGAAGGCAATAGCGTGGAACGGAGCGGTGTTTGTGGCAACTTCACGAGCAACAGGGGACAGAGTAATGTACTCCGAAGACGGTATAACATGGGCGAGCGCAAGCTCATCAGACAACACCTTATCTTGGGGCGCTCTAGCTTGGAACGGGTTGGGAACCGGCACAACCCTGCTTACACCGGCATCGGGCACAGGCACAGTATTCGCAGCTGTGTCTTCAACCGGAACGGGCAACAGGGTAATGACCTCTCTGTTTTACAAACAATAGGAACTAAATAATGTCTAAGAATTGGATAACACCAGAAGGGAAGTATGTCTCAGGTTATAGGTCTAATATAGCGCCACAAAACGCCATTGAAGTTCCTACAGCGCCCGAGTCTGATACCGATATATGGGACGGAGTGAAATGGAACGCAGACCCAGTTATAAAGGCCGAGCAAGAAAAAGAGGCATCCAAACAAACCGGCATAGAGATACTAGGCGTGATGTGTTCGGCCACTAAAGCCGATCAAATGGGCTTAACTGCCGTAGGCTTGGATTACTCCATGACCACAGCGAGAGGCGGCACATTCGCAGACACTAAGTTTAACTTCGGCAACGGAAATACTTTGGTCATTACCGTAGATAACTTTTCTGCAATTTACGATTTATGGGTTCCGTTTAGACGGTCTTTTTTTGTGCCTGATTAGCTTCGGGACTTTCTCGGAGCCTATTGGTTGTTGCGGCTAAGGTTTTAGCTAATTTGAACAACTGCCATTAGTATTAAAATTGCAAGCAATTGAAATCTATAAGTAACGGGCTAGACTGTGACTCCGGTGGTCGATCCTTTGAATCACTTATGGCTATTAATGTAGTCGCCAAGCGCATTTGGATATCTGGGCTTGACTGGCTTTTCTTTGGGTAAGGGGAATTCAAAACA